ATCCGGGTTATCCTAGGGTGAATATGCAAATTTTTAATGATATATCAATCATTAATTTTATGCATATAATTAACTATTCTACACTGAATCAGTAGGTGCAGTGACTGCGTGTGTATCCGCCCACCATTTTGTGTATAATGATATTATGACTGGGATAATTTACTACATCTTTCACATAGAGTCTGGAAAAGGTTATGTTGGTCAACACAACAAAATCAACTTAAACACTAGATTTAAAGCTCACTGCAAAGATAATCGGAGCAGACCACTATCTAATGCTATACGTAAGTATGGCGTAGACAGATTTATATCAGTTAGAATAGATATAGCGTATACTCAGGATGAACTGGACGAAAAAGAAATATACTGGATAGACCGATTAGAGGCCCTATCTCCTGACGGCTATAACCTAACAACAGGAGGAAAATCCGGATGGGGGGTTTCTTTTGAGACTAAAGAAAAGATGTCAAGTAGACTCTTTTCTAACTCCCATAGAGAGAATCTGCGTAAGGCGGCTACTGGGGTAGTTCAGTCAGATGATCATAAGTTGGCAGCCGCCTTAGGCCACAGCAAAATGACTATAGAAACTATCAGATATATAAGAAACTCTCCACAGAAAAGTATAAAGTCATTATGTGAAGAACTCAAATTAACTAGAATAGTAGTTCACAAGGTAAGACACCGTCAGTCATTCAAGAGTGTAGTTTAGACCAATGGACTGTCTCCCCACCACAACTGGAACCCCGTACCTAGATTAGAGGCATCAGGATAATCCTCCCCACCTTGACCAGACTGACCGCCGTAAGGACCTTGACCATAACCACCTTGACCATATCCCTCCCCCGATCCACCGCTAGGGGTAGTGTTACCGGCATTGATAATGAACGCACTACCTATCTTAAGGTATCTCTGCTGCTGTAAGAGATTAGCGGCGGGGTAAGTACCACACAGCAATGGAATAGAAGATATCAAGAGATTGTTATTGATATCAGAGATAGACATAACCCAGTAGCCGGCCATTTCATTGAAGTTAATAGCCAGACTGAGAGTCAGAGGAAGACCATCTACCTGCAACTGAACGCTAAAGGCCTGATTAGGGGAATTGGTAAGAGGTACTAACTGTAGACTCATAGCTATGAACCAACGTACGGAGTAAATGGTACTTGACCTAAGTTGTTACTGCTTACACTGCCGGCTCCTGGAACATTAGGATACGTAGGTGTATCAGGCCAAAGTGTAGATGGTAGCATGTTCTGCTCAATCTGAGCCGGACTAGGAGGAGTAGACTGTATAATGCCTCCTGAAGTGTCCCCTGTCGTTTGTGGTCTTGACGAAGGAGGGTTTTGAGAACTAACACTGGCCGCGATGATCTCACTGAAACAAACACTAGCCCTAAGCCCATACAGTGTTTTATTCGTGTCTTGAGCATCTAGGTCCTCCAGTAACATATTGTGGTAGGTATCTAGTCTAGTGGTAACCGTCACTAGAGTTTTAGATGCTTGAAGACCCTTTAAAATCTGATAGGCCGATATGCTCTTAGTTGAAGAACCTACCCATATACCAGAGGTAAATGAAGCCATCGCATCAGACATTCCTATGTCCATCACTAACCTCGCCGGCAGTAAATAGGCGTGGTCTGAGATATTAGCCCCAGTAAGAACAGGGTGCTGTGTCTTAACGAGTCTTCTCTTGTGAGATAACCTCATTACTGCGTCAAACACATAGTTAATAGCGGGGGTCCCACCTTGATACACAGGAGCTGAGATGAGACTCCCAGACCCAGATACTATAGGAGCAGACGCTAGTACGGGGTTTCCTTTGGCTGGGACAGTGATTATAGTCAGAGCCGGTTTAGAGAATTGAGGAGGAGTCCAAGTTGTTGATCCCATTAGAAGTGAGCTCCTGCTGCAGTCTGAGCCATCATAGACCTAGACTGCTTTATCTGAAACTCTAGTAAGCTATCTGTTATGACTTTCTTAGATTCCTCAGCAGTCATATGTGGCGGCACTGTGACGTGTATTCCACCATTTACTGTAAGACCAGATGGTTCATAACCAGACTGAAAACCGTACTTCTGAACCTTAGCGATGTAGTCAGCAGGAGAAGCGCTCTTAAAACCACCGTAATTAGCTAAGGCAGCCGCCACATTACCGCGATTCTTCTTTAAGAGGTCTAATACTAGGAGCTCAGCCGCTAGGGTATTTTGCTTATCATCATTAGCATCTAAACCGTACTTAGACGCTGTAGACTGGAAAAGCTGATAACGACCAATGGCTCGCTCTTTGAGTGGACGTCCAAAGTTGTCCTTATCAGGACCAAGTATAGGCCTACCGTTGATATCAAATTGACGGTTACTAGATTCCACCATAGCTATACCGTGCATCAATTTAAGAAAACGAGGGTCAGCTAGGGCTACCTTTAAGTTATCTGGTACAACAAATTCACTACCAGTACGACGACGGGTTCCACCTAAACTGCCATCAAGCTCTTTTGGGGTACCATCTAAATCTGAGTTGTAACGTATAGAGCCTATGCCAAGGAGAGCCTTAGCGTCTTCTTTCTCCATCATACCCTCTCTAAGAGAGTCATTCCAGAGTTTAGAGCTTTCAGCCTTGTCTCCCTTTAGGTAAGCCATAGCAGAAGCCGCACTTAGAGCTAAGCTAGCTATACCGTGTAGGGATGTTTTAATAGCCACACTTCCAACATCAGAAAAAGCCTTAGCCGCGTCCACCAGATGCTCAAATGACTTAGCTAAACTCTCTACGCTGATGGTAGTAGTCTGAAGAGATTCATCACCAGTTAGAATACCAAGCAGGAGTTGGAAGTCCCCTGCCACCATCTCGATATTCTTACCCCAGTCCTTAGTGACGTCTACTGTGTCATTCCAAGCAGGTATTAGATCATCAGATATCTCGTCAGACCACTTAGGTATATTACCCATGAACCAGTCTGTTAAATGGTCCAAATTACTAAGTAGATCCCCGGACCCATAACCTAGCTTATTAAAGAACTTGGAGATTATTCCCATCCCCAAGACCTCTACTTCATCACCAAAGAACTTATATTCAGTTCTCAAGCCACGCATCGCCATAGTGGCGTCATTGAATCCAGGACCTAAAGTCTTACCGAGTTTGACTTCTTGCTCATATAGATACTGAAATCTCTTATTGAGCTCAGGATCATAAGCAATCTGATCAAGAGAGGCCCCGAGATCATCAGTAGCCATTGACATGGCACGAGCAGCATCTTTCCCCATCAGCATTCTCATGCCGAATAGACGGTACTGCTGGTCTGCCATCGCCGTCTTATCCATCAGAGAGATCATACCGAGTCCAAAGGAAGCAAAGGCTCCTACTATGGTACTCTCTAATTTAATAAAACCCCTAGCAGCACTGGTGACGTAAGAGTCTACAATCCTCTCAGAGCCCTTTAGAGTGTTATTGAATTTGTCAAATGAGGAGGTATCTACAGTAGAGCCTAGCTTTACGAGATAGGAATCAAGAATGTTTTCACTCATTTGTCCCTCTCATTTTCCTCTAACGCTCTAGCGTGGTTCTCAGCCTTAACATCCAATACCTCTATGATGTCAAGCAAGTCATCAACCGTATAGGTACCGTCAAAGGTCTCATGAAGCTTCCACATACCAGCTTCAACAGGTCTCATTAAGGTACTATTCAGCGTAGCATACTCAGCAGGAGTAAATGAGGTACCACTTACCCCTGCTGTTCTGACGACTTGCTTCCTACCAAAAAAGGTGAACAGTTGAACAAAATAGCCTCAGAGGTCAGTGTGAATACTGATCCAGCATCTTCACTGAGACTCTTATCTGCCCATTTCCCATCTGGAAAGAAAATAGCAGCAGGTAAACCATCCACTGGAGACAGAGAGGATACGAATGAAAGAACAGTAGCTTGAACATCATCAAACTCAGAATGAGATAGGTAGCCCAGAGCGGACAGCAACCCCTTACCATCAGGGGCCTTTGCAGCTAGAGAAGCAAATAACCAGCAAGCTCCTCTAGGGTCCATCTTTTTAATTCTGTAGGTTGTTTCCCCAAGCGTAATGTCTTTATGCGTAACTCTCGGTTCCATAATGATTCTCCTTGTCTGCGTGTTACTGACTAATAACGTTAGCGGCCATTAAGTGCCAAGTCAATGAAGCACCTGTGGGACCGTAGGGCTTTTCCGGAATCTTCAATGGAGAGATTCCTGTGAGGATGTGAGTTGCTCCTGATAGGGAATCGGCGATTCTAACAGCAGCAGCAGCGAAGGTTGTGGCGTCCCCAACGTCTAGATTGGTAAACTTCGTATTAGCCCAGTAGAGAAGAAATTCATGAAGAGAGCTGTTCTGCTGGCACTCCACTTGAAGAGAGCCAGGGGCACCTGCGACAGCACTAACCATCACCGTACCGTCAGCTGCTACGTCATGGACTGTCCTATCTACCGTATTTGAGATAGTTAGATGCTTGATACCCTCTTGTCCGCTGAACATGTAAGTTCCAACATCTGGGTCAGTAAAAGAACCTACAATAGCCTTGTAGGCATACGTGGTAACCATAGTTAATCCTTTCCTTTTACCAAATGGTGGTATTAGACCTGTACGAGAAGCTCAACCGTAACGAAGTGTACAGCCCCTGCTTCGATTAGAGCTACATAGAATGGAGGCAGCTGCCTCAAAGTCACTAGCGCTGGGTTGGCAGCAGCCCAAGCATTATAGTTCTGAGTCAGCACAGCATAACCCGTCGGCAGTGGAGTACCGGCCGTTAGACCGAGAATAGTCTGACCCTCCCAGACACCAGAAGAAATAAACCCGATGTTTACCGCTGTGTCAAGGGCTTTCTCGATCGCTTGAATCATCATGTTCTGACCGGCTGGGTTCTGAGGAACCTTAGGTACAGTAGTCAAGAGATTCATGATAGAATACTGCATATTCGACACAAGGACGTCGAGATTGAGTATCTGATCAAGGAATACCGCCGGGGCCATCATGGTACCTTGCTCTAGAACGTTGTAAGCGTTCCCATAGTTTAGGTACAGATTCCCATTCGGTCCTGAGGTGGTATTGCTTCCCTCAATGTTTGCTATCTGAGTAGTCGACAGGTTCGGCTCAGTGTATACACCAACAAGAGGTACTCCGCCGCTGAACTTCTCAGTAAAGGCTGAATTAGCCAACTGAGTATTAGAGGCCATCATCTGACCCATAATGGCAGCTGTGAAGTAGACTTGATTAGGGTATAGTCCACTCTGAGTAGTGGACCACTGCATCCATGTTCTCTTAGAAGCAGCATTGAACAGAGTAAGGAATAGGTTGTTAGCTCCACCATTCTGAACAGCCGTGTCAGAACTGTTACCCATGTAAATAGTACCAGTCTGAGTAAGGGCCCAGGCCGAGATGGTTATGTGGTCAGCGTCAACTGCGCCTATACACATGAAAGGGTACCATGTGAAATTAGCGAGTCGGCAGGCTTGAGCAGCCTGGAGACATGTTTCACCAATGGCAGTGATGCTAACCGTGAGACCCGTACCCGTAGAAGGCGAGATAGCAGTAGTCGTCAGGCCAGTAGCCACAGAATAACCAGTGCCTTGTACAAGAACAGAGATAGAGCTAGGTACTCCGGCCGTCTCGGCGAGTATCTTACCAACTCCGTAGGTAGCACCAGCCTGAATGATATTGAAGGTATCACCTACAGCCCATGACGTGCCGGCTACGTCAATAACCGTAGTCTGAATAGCAGTCAAGTCTTGACGACCGATGTCCAGAGTCTGAGGCTGAGGAGACTGACTGAAATACATCTGAGCAGCGATATACTCAGGACTGGACAGTGTAAATCCAGCTGTGAGCATAGACTGAGACCATGTAGCGGCTATGAAAGTCTGAACCCTTGAATTAGACCCGTAAGAAGGAATAACAGTTGAAGAACCGATGATAAGTCCAATATTGAACTTAGGGGCGGCTACTTGCGGAGAAGACGTAACCACGGTGATATCCGCGATAATTTGCAGTGGAAGAGTACCCATTTATTACTCCTTATGTTGTGGCTACAGTATCTGAAAGTAAACCGTCTTTGTTGTAGATCTTAACCTCAACGCTGCCGACCGTACCGACTGTGAAGGTTTCTGTTACTTGCTCATTAAACTCAACCTCTAAGTCGTTTCGTTCCCACCATCTAGCCTGAAAGTTATCAGGAACTCTTTGCGGTTGTTTAATTGAGGGGTTAACGTAAAGATTATTTCCCGCTAGAGATGCTTCCACGAAAGGAACCGTCACTAGACCAGCTACTACGGCCCTAGCTTTGTCTAGGCCATCCGGACCATAGAACGTCCAGAATACCTTCCATGCCCTAGTATAGATATCAGTGTAAGTGTACGTATTAGTGCCACTTGCTGATCCAACCACGTCTCTCATCCTGCTGTACTCTGTATCTATAGGAGCGCAGCGAACAGTAACCGTATCTACGTCTATTGGGGGCCCAGGCTGACCCTCTATCTGCCAGCCTATACGAACAGCGTAATATACATCAGGGTCCATAGCCGTAGCAGACTGAACTCCTGAGGCAGTAGCCGCGGCATTAAGACTAATAGTGCTGTTCACAGTATTGACGCCGTTTATAACAGTTCCAGCTGGGATACCTGTAGCTGTAACAATTAAGCCGGCGTATAGGTTGAGAGTACTATTCACAGATAGTACCGGCTGACCAGACACTAGAGTAACACTAAAAGACCAAGGTACCGTCAATAAGCCTAGCATCTGAGCCGTAATGACTTGAAAGATAGTCTGGATTTGAGCATCTGTAAGAGCGGTAGATGTTAGTTGGCTTCCATCAGGATAAGTAATGACTGACATTAGATACCTGCTTCTCTTATAGCTATAGCCTTCCAGAAGTTTCTGTTAGGGTATGGGCCTACCTTAAGAACTCGATAAGTCTGATAGTTCCAGAACATCTTGTCGCTGACCCATTGCTTAGTAGCACCGTAACCGCCTTGACTGTAGGTGGGGTTACTGTCTAGTTGAGTCTCATAGATTCTCTGCTGTGAATGAAAGACCATCGAGCCGGTAATCCTATCACCCTCAGGAACCATCAAAAGGTCCTGCTCAGAGGCTACTGACACCGTACCGTAACCAGGAATACTCACTTCAGTAGTTACCCAACCACCTAACTGAAAAGTGCCTGTTGATCTCAAAATAGTGTATGGTTCACTGAGAACACCGTCATTGAGTACCTCAGATAAGTCACTTACTTCACTCATCTGTGTCCTCCTTGACTACACTAGTTATAGCGCCTTGCATAGCTGCCGTATCAATACCAGGGACTGATGACCCTTTAGCATCAATAGTTCTCTGAGCATTAGGTTGCCAGCCGTTTCTGGGGTCAGTGAACCACTTTTTAGAGGCATTTTCTCCAGCAATGCCAGCTCTCTTCAAGAACCTCTTAGCTCCTTCAGCATCCCCATCTAACTGAGCTTTATTAGCTTGAGCTAATTCATGAGATATTGCCTGTCTGTTACCATCGGCGACGATAGCAGGCTCAATGACCGGTCTAGCCGGCTGATGATTAGCTGGAGAACCCTTACTGAACACATATAGAAGTTCAGCGTTGTTGAGGGTTGAGGCTGCAGCAGCCGCGACCAACTTAGCTGTTTTCTTACCGTTCGCTGCCATCTTCAAGAGCTGCTGCTGTCGATCTGCTGCTGTAGTAGACGGAATGCCTACGTAGACAGCTTGACTACTGACTCTTTTTAGACTGGCTTGAAGATTTTTGGAGTTGCTGGTCCGAGTTACGGATATTGTGGGCCTCATCTACTGCTCCGCTTCTTGGTAGCCAATACATAATCTCTCTGTCAGTCCAACTGTTATCCGGCTCATCACTGGTAAGGTTTTTACGCATCTCACTGCACCCATACTGGACCCGCATTCATTGCTCTAGCTAACGTAATAAACTGTTCCCCGTATTGAGTCTCAGTCCAAGCACCCCATTGCTCGTAACTAGAAATCAACTGGGACTGAGCTCCAACATCTCCAGAGTGGCGAGAGATCAGTATTCCCTTAGTTAAGCCACTAGCAGCTACTTCACCGGCTGTAAGATTTGGGCCAGACTCAGTTCGCATGAACAAAGTCAGGTAGTGAGCAACGAATAAAGCCATACAAAGTGGCCATGCTTCTTGATAGCGTGAAAACATCACAGAAGCTTGAGCTAGGTTTAGGTAAACGCTGATGACCACCAGAGGAACAAATGGAGTCTGGTACACAGTTAGAGTCGTACCATTAGCTATAGCTGGATTACCTGCGGTAACCGTAAGTGCCACGGTGTCCACACTCACAATAATTGTGTCAGTTGGAAAAGCAGGGTCTACTATGAGTTGCCCAGCAGCTAATCCAGCTATGGTAGTAGAGGTAAAGCCTGAGATTGTGGCAGAGTTAAGAGTACTCGTTAGCCCCGTATAGTCGCTAGGAGGACCGAAGAACTTCGAGTACATCTTAAGAAAGTCAGTAACCCCAAAAGCTGGATTACCTGGAAAAACTATACCCGCCGCCCCGGCGAATAACCAGACGGTAAGACCCTGACAGTCTATGCCTGCTGTCCCATAGAGCATGTCATAAAAGGCCTGAATGTCTGGAAATCCACAAGTGCTCATCGGTTACTCTCCCTTTTCGTCTTCTTCATCTTCGTCTTCTTCTTCACCAGTCTCCTCATCCTCGTCTTCGGCTTCCTCATCTTCAGGAATCTCTTTGACCTCTTTGACGGGCTCAGGCTTGACGGTCTCAACAGGCTCCGTCTTAGACTTCAAAATTGTAATGTATCCAGCCTTCTTAAGAAGGTCGAGTCCCTGTGCGTCATCTGGAACTACCGTTACCTGCTTAGCTTGACAGTGGACTAGACCACCGACTACTCCGTTAGTAGAGGACTTGCTGTGGACATTAACCGGACGATGCGCTAGGACTCGGATACTCATTTTTAACCATCCTTAAAGGTTTTGTACTTCTGAACGTGATACACATTGTACCAATTCATATTAAGCTCTTTAGCTAACTCGTGACAAGATTTCTCAGGTTGACTTCTTATGTAAACCACGTCATCACGAGTAATTTTACTTTGGCCATGGGCTGATTTGAGGTTGTGCTCTAGAGAGTGCTTCTTACCCGTGTGGGCTGTGGCTATTTTCTCATTATGCTCAGGAGTATTGGCGTAGCCTTTATTAGCAAAAGATAAAGCTTTTCTAGTAATCTCAGAGCACATCCCTTTTCCATAAACAGGTTCAGAACCACCGCCCTTTTCAATGTTATAACCATCTGGGTATACCGTGTTCAATTCGGCAATGTAGAAGATTTCCTTCTCAAACATCTTAACTCGGGTATCTTCGACGCATAAAATCTCGAATGTGAAGGCCTCGATGCCGTGCTTACGGAGGGCATTACCGAAATATGTAGTAGCCTTTAAGTGACCCTTGAGTCTTATACTTGGGCCTCTACTGGTGGCTCCAACATATTGTTTTCCTGACTCTTTATGGGTCCAGCAGTAGACTATGAATTCTCTCATGCTACTATTATATCATAGCCTAATAAAAGATGTAAACAGAGCCCCAATTTCTGAGGCTCTGTTCATGCTGAGTTAAGCGCCGTAGTACTGACCAACAGTCGTAGGACGATTGATCTTAACTACGCCGATGTTGGCCAGGTACAAGAACTCAAAAGCGCCGCTCACGATCGACGGAGGAGCTCCGAAGCGTGTGATCTCCTGGGGAATCCCGAGAGAGAGGCAGTCCTTGTCGTACTTGTACGCGATGATCTGCTGAGTACCGCCAGGACCAGAGCCGTCAAGCCATACCGGGAGGGGGTAAATTTCGGGCTCGATACCAAAAGCAGATCCGAAGTAGTTCTTCTTGATATAGTCCTGAATTGAAGCGTAACCAGAAGGACCACCGACTACAGCCATAGGCTGAGTGATGTACAGGTACTGAGCCGGCGGAATGAGGAACCTATCCGGCATTGCACCAGGAGCAGCACCACTCGCCAACCAGTTGGTATTAGCCATGAAGTTGAAGTCACCCAAGATCTCAGTTGCGGTCTTGGTGGACCACAAAGCGCTAGTACCAGTACCGGTCGTAGGCAACTGAGTTGCAGTAATCGAGGGGTTGTTAATGAGTCCCTGATTGCCAGCAAAACCAGTATACGTACGAGTGTCCAACGTCTTGCTATAGTCAACACGAACTCCCTTGTCGAGGAGATCCTGCGGGCTACGACCTACCTGAGCCATGCGAAGGGATTCGACAATCGGAATCCGGACGCGGACTTGGTAGGGGAATACCGGCCATGTGTCCTGATTCACGTTGTACTCGATCACTCGCGAATCGTTGCTCTGAGAACCAGCGGAATTGTCCCGAGGTCCACGGAAATCAACGTTGTGCGCGATGTGATTCATGATCCAGCCGCCGCCACGATCGATGGGAATATCACGCAAGTACGTGTAATTCTCAAGGGGTAGGCGGACGACTGGGTCCAGTTTAGCAAGTTCTGCCATCAGGAAGGTCTGACCGGTTGCAGCAGCCGCAGCATCGGTTAGAACCTGCCCGCTACGCAGAGCATTAAGACTCTGTTGATATTGGGTGGGTGTCATTTTTTACCTTTCAGCCGATTAGGCGATCTGCCGTGCGAGGATAGTTACTTGAGCCGTAAGGTCATACTCAAGGTAGCCGGTCTTCCACTGGAAGTTCGGATTGAGGAAGGTGCTCGAGAGTGTAGTTGCCACAGTAGCAGCGGTCGCTGTAGCGTTCTGAGAGAGAACTACAGCCGTACCTACGAAAGACTTGATGAAAGTCCCAGCAGGTACATTAACATTCCCAGACAGAATCTGACCAACAGCAAGACCGGTGGCCGTAGATGCTGTCGCATTAGCCGAACCAGCGGTAGTGCTAAAGGTGGTAGTCGTGATCGGGTTAGGATCGGCCACCGCCTCAAGTCCACCGACTACCCCGTTGGGAATAGCGCCATTGAGAGCTGAACGAACGAATACCGAACCACCAGCAGTGGGGGTACCGTTGTCGCAGCTCACATTGATAGTCCCCTGAACAAGACCGTCCATGATGGACCCAGGTAGATAAGTACCACCAGGAGTGAGAACATCATTCGAACCTGCAATATTGTAGGACGAGTTGATATTCACGTTGCTGGCCGCAAGACCAATAGCCGACGTCGAGGTTGCTGCGCCGGCTCCAGTCTTAAGGAACTGAGCAAAGCTGGAGTAGGTGTTGTTAGGGTTGAGGACGAAAGTCTCACCAAAGGCTACCGAGAGGGTATCCGTCGGATTGACTTGGCGAGGAGTACGAAGCGAATAGCCTTCGTTACTGACGTTGCCAATAAAGCCTAGAAATAGGCCTTTTACTCCGATGACTGTGGCTGGCATGGTTATTTATTCTCCTTCTGAGTATGCGCTTCGTGCTTCTTGAGTCCGACCCGGTAAGGTACACCCTCGAAACAGTTGCAGGTTGTTACTTCAGTCTTCAGTACAGCGGAAGAATCTGTGGCAAGAGCAGGAATGCCGGTCGGAACCTTAGACTTACTCAGCTTAGCGTAAGCAGTTCCTTTTGCAGCATTCAAACTCTTTACGGTCGAGTTATAGCTGTCAACCATCGTCTGCTCAAGTTCGTTGCGCTTGGACTTAGGCTTGTTGATGATAGCAGCTACGATAGGACGGGTGGTTTTAAGGAAGCTGTGAACAGAGTCATTCGCTTGCTTCAAAACAGACTCGCCAGCGTCGTCAATATCGCCGGCATCATTGGCAGCACCGTGCTCTTCAGCTACGGTCTTTTCGTCCGAATCCTCTTCACCGTCTTCTTTCTTTTCACCCTCATCCTCGTCCTTCTCCTCTTTTTCCTGGAGCTCTTCGAGGTCTTCCTTCTTTTCTCCCTCATCATCATGGGCGACGTGCTCACCCTTGAGGAACTTCATGAGAGCATCTTTGTCACCACCCTTATCACAGTAGTCCATGAAAGCAGCGTGATGCTCTGCGTGAGGATGCTCAGGTTCGGCGTCGACGACGACTTTTGGTAGGATTTTGAGTTCTGTTGGCTTGCTAAGTTCGATAGCGAGCTCGGCCATTTCCTCGGGAGTGGCATCAGTGGCGTGAGCCTTTAGACCTTTCCCGAAAATCATATCACGGATAGACATGTTTTTCTCCTTCTTTTTGGGTTTGATTTCCGGCTTAGGTGGTTCAGGCTCAGGAATAGCTGAGTCTTGAATAGCTATCTGAGGTCCTGCACGCCCTTTGGTAACTACTGCCACGTGATTTCCACGTAGGTGGTACATCACAATCGTCTTATCTTCAAGACGTTTGAGCTTTAGACTGTAGCCGAGACTTACGTCCCGTACCGCGTAATCCGCGTCAGGGTCAGCCTCAGGTCTGATCTTTTCGATGAGTTCGGGATTCTTAACGTGAAGATCACCCTTTAGAGTTACTTCACCATCGAGCTCTTCTCCCTTACCGACCTTCTCGACATGTCCACAGTTCAACTCTTGGTCATTACCGACATGCACAACTGAGCCATCCGGGTGTTCATCGACTACGGTATTACCTTCAATACTATGGATGAACTCAGGGTCTAGAACAGATTCTTTTGGTCGGTAGATTTGGTACCGTTGATCAGGTTCTAGTCCCCAGCTATCTTCATAACCAGGAAAACCTTTGAGTTCCTTACCGAGGTACTCTTGGAAACCGGATCTACAGAGCGGTACATTTTCACAAATTAGATAACCATGCACTGTCTTTGAGATGTTCGGGCTCAACATTAAGGAGTAGTATTTTGCCATGGTTACTCCTTAGGAAGGTTCTCTACTCTGTGGGTCTTTGCTTTGGTCAATACACCTTCACGGACAGACATCGGCCTTTGCTCCTCAGCTGCTTTACCAATAGCTGAGAGGTGATTTTCAAAATTGGCCTCATGGTCAGGGTGCTTTCCACCAGAGGTGCCAGCGTAGATGGCCGGCTTACCGGTTCCACGAGGGTGGACGATTGTCTCGTCCTCCGCCATACTCATGTCAGAGTCAGAGGGGACTTCATCGGAGGCGGGCTTATAGTAGGGGTTGTCCTTAGGTAAGTCAGAGGATCTGGTGTACTTATGAACGTCAGTCCTCTTATTACTCTTAGTGGCATGGGCCGGCCTGAAAAGTCCAGGGTCTTCCTTGGCTTGTTTCTCGGCCGTCTCATGAATGAATTTAAATGCCTTAACAGGATCCGGCCCTTGCATGTAAGGGTCATGCGCCTCTCGACTATGCGGTCCTTGAGCGGCCTTATTTGGATTGTGGTAAGGAATCTGCTTACGGCCCGATGGCCACTCGCCATTCTCATTAGGCCCATTTTTGCCATCTTCCGCCATACTCATGTCAGCGTTTGAATCCACTCCAAAGGAGTCCATCGACATATTGGGGATTCCATACTGCGTCGGAATTGTCGGCGTGTGCTCAAGGGTGGGGATAGCTTGGGTGTGCTCTGGACCAGAGGAAAACGAAGAATAACCGGTGTTCATCTTTCCCATCTTAACTTCCTCCTTGCCTCTTGGGCAAAGTGGATTTCA